ACATTACTTCCAACAGTCATGACACTGAAAGGGGTAAGACTGAATGCAAAAGGGATTATCACAGGTGTGGTTGCTGCACTGGCTGTAGGGCTTCCTGTATTTGCCTACGGCAGCGTTTTGAATAGTGGACCATATAAAACACTGGGAAGCTTGCTTACAGTCCTGTTGAGCGGAATTATTGCCTTGGCCGCTTCCGGAAAGGAGAGACGCTATGCTCGGTAGAAAACAATCCGTTCGAAATAATGAAGACTGGAAGAATGCGCTTGATCACATTGAAGAGACGGTGTCAAAGAAAGAACTGGATTCCCTTGTGAAAAAGACAGTGAAAGACATCAAAGAGAAATGCAAGGGGAAAAAGGCAGCCTATGCATGGAGTGCGGGAAAAGACTCCCTGGTACTTGGAGAGATATGCGAGAAAGCTGGCATCGATCAGAGCGTCCTTGTGAGATGCAATCTGGAATATCCGGCATTTATTGCATGGATAGAGCAGAATAAACCTTCTAACCTTGAGATTATCAATACCGGACAGGACATGGAATGGCTGAAAAAGCATCAGGATATGTTATTTCCGGATAAAAGCAATAAGGCAGCGCAGTGGTTTCACATTGTACAGCATAGAGGACAGGCGCGATACTATAAAGAACATCAGCTGGATATACTCCTGCTCGGACGCAGAAAGGCAGACGGCAATTATGTTGGAAAAGATAATATCTACACTAATTCAGCCGGAATCACCAGATACAGCCCTCTCGCAGAGTGGAGACACGAAGATGTCCTTGCGTATATTCACTATTATGATGTGAAACTCCCGCCCATATATGACTGGGAGAAAGGATATTTATGCGGTACACATCCATGGCCTGCCAGACAGTACATGGAGACAGAACAGCAAGGTTGGAAAGAAGTTTACGACATTGATAAGACCATAGTTGAAAATGCAGCACAGCATTTCGATGGAGCCAGAGAATTTTTAAAAGCTATCAAATAGCCGGTTGCAGCCGGAAGCCATTGCCCTTCAGAAATGGAGGACAAGCAAGATGAAAGTAACAATCAAAAAATTGAGTGTTCTGAAGCATCCTGAGAAAAATGTCAGGATTCATTCAGAACAGCAGATCAGGGAACTGAAGAGATCACTTGAAAAGTTTGGTCAGACACGAGCGCTGGTCATTGATGAAAACAATATCATTCTGATTGGTAACGGTTTGTATGAAGCTATGGTGAGTCTTGGCTATCAGGAAGCAACTGTATATGTAAAAGCAGGGCTTTCTGAGAACGATAAAAAGAAACTCATGATAGCTGATAATAAGACCTATGCTCTTGGAATCGACAATCTGGAAACCCTGAATGAGTTCCTTGAGGAACTGCAGGGGGATCTGGATATCCCTGGATATGATGAAGAAATTTTACAGCAGATGGTCGCTGATGCGGATGAAGTTACCGAAAAACTCTCTGAGTATGGAACTTTAGATGATTCCGAAATCCAGAAGATTAAAGAAGCAAATGAAAAGAGAGAACAGAAAGCCGCAGTGGATACACAATCAGCTGATAATGGAGAGAGCAGCCCGGAAAAGCCGAACCCGCAGAACGAACAGCCAGCAGAAGAGCAGAATGCCACTGAAACCGAACCAGAGATCACAGAGACCAGAAGGTTTGTTGTCTGCCCTAAATGCGGTGAGAGAATATGGCTGTAAAACGCTGCGAATCAAACATTGATGTTGTGAAGGCTGCGGAAATCCGAATAAAAAATGTATTTGGAAATGGTCTGCCAGTGTTCTTTTCTTTCAGTGGGGGAAAGGACAGCTTGTGCTTGGCACAGTTAATGGTAAACCTAGCCAACCGTGGCGAGATTAACATGAAACAGCTTACCGTGCAATTCATAGATGAAGAAGCAATATTTCCTTGCATGGAAGAAATGACAAAGAAATGGCGCAGAATCTTTATGATGATGGGAGCTAAATTTGAATGGTATTGTGTAGAAGTAAAACATTACAATTGCTTTAACGAGCTGTCGAATGACGAGACATTTATTTGCTGGGATTCAACAAAGCAGGATGTGTGGGTACGACAGCCTCCTTCTTTTGCAATAAGGAGTCATAAACTGTTAAGACCGAGGATTGATGCTTATCAGGATTTCCTGCCACGAACTACTGTATCAGGTATTACGATGGTCGGAATCCGTACAGCGGAATCCGTGCAGCGTCTTCAGAATATTGCGTCTATGACAAAAGCCGGAAACAGAATGACATCCAAGAAGCAGGTATTTCCAATCTACGACTGGACTGATAATGATGTATGGCTTTTCTTACTGAGGAACTATGTAGATATCCCGGAGATATATCTGTTTCTCTGGCAGTCAGGATCCAGTAAACGTCAGATGCGGGTATCGCAGTTTTTTTCTGTTGATACAGCCAGAAGCCTTGTGAAGATGAATGAGTATTATCCAGATCTTATGGAGAGGGTCATTCGGAGAGAGCCGAACGCATATCTGGCCGCCCTGTACTGGGATAGCGAGATGTTTGGCAGAAGTTCCAGAAAGCGGAAAGAATCTGAACAGGGACAGGAGCAGAAAGATTACAAACAGGAATTGATAAATCTGTTTGATCATATGGAAATTTTTGATACTCCGCATAAACGGCATGTAGCAGAGAGATACCGTAATTTCTTTATTGCAGTATCTGCTATTGCAACACCGGAGGACTGCAAACATATTTACGAGGGTCTGATATCTGGTGATCCTAAGATGCGGACGTTCAGGGCACTGTATCAGAGAATATATGGACGGTATATCAATAACGCAAAGAAGGAGAGAAAACATGGATAGTAAGTTAACAGCGCCGCTGTCCACGTTGCGTTGGGTGGACAGAAATTTATTAAAGCCGAATGACTATAACCCGAACAAAGTTTCGAAAGAGAACTTAAAACTGCTTATTCAGTCTATTCTTACGAACGGATGGACACTTCCGATAGTAGTCCGACCGGATATGACGATCATTGATGGCTTTCATAGATGGACAGTTGCAGGAATGGAGCCTTTGCTTTCAAAACTGGATGGCAAGGTTCCTATAGTTATTGTGGAGCATAAAGAGCATTCAGAAGATATTTACGGTACCGTTACTCATAACAGGGCAAGAGGTACGCATTTGTTGGAACCTATGAAGAAAATCGTAAAAGAACTCATGGATGAAGGCAAAACTGTAGAAGAAATCGGTAAACAGCTTGGAATGAGACCGGAAGAAATCTTCCGATTGTCTGATTTTTCAAAAGAAGACTTCTTGAAGATGATGACAAAAGGGGTGACGGGATATTCAAAAGCTGAATTTATCACAAAAATTTAATACTGTTCTATTGTACATAGAACAAAAAGCGGGGAGAGGGAGTGCAACCTCTCCCTTTTGCGTATGCCGAAATAAGATGATGGAAGGGAGGGGTGTCCATTGGCAAGGGCAAGAAGTCCCAACAGCATTGAAGCTGAGGAAATGTATAAGAACGGGATGAAACTTGTTGACATTGCCAAGAAGTTGGACGTCCCGGCCAGTACAGTTCGACGCTGGAAATCAACCCAGAATTGGGATGGGGATGCAAAAAAGAAAAAAAACGAGCGCTCGCAAAAGAAAAAAACGAGCGCTCGCCATAAAGGTGGACAACTTGGAAACAAAAATGCTGTAGGAAACAAAGGCGGTCCATTGAAACCGGGAGATAAGATTGCAGAGAAACACGGAGCGTACTCTTCCGTATATTGGGATGTCCTTGATGAATCTGAAAAAGATATGATCGAAGATATTCCGATGGATGAAGAAATGCTCCTGATCGAACAGATTCAGCTCTTTGCCGTGAGGGAAAGACGAATCATGGCGGCAATCAATAAATACCGGAATATGAATGGAGAAGTATCTTTGTTCGGCTTCGCCAGAACTGAAGACAAGCGAGCTTTCAAATCAGATGAAGATAAACAGCTCTATGAAGAACGCATTGAAGAAAAGGTTGCTTCTGGAGATCGTCTTCCGGGTAACACATATAACATGATGACAAATATGGAAAACAAGGACAATATGATTGCCAGACTTGAAAAAGAGCTGTCAACTGTGCAGTCGAAGAAGACCAAAGCCATTGAGGCACTTGCGAAGCTGAGACTGGAGAAGCAGAAGATTGCCGGAGAAAGCAAGGGCAATGAGGTTGTTCGTGCATGGGCTGAAGCTGTAGTGAAAGCAAGGAGGGAAGAGAAACATGATGGATGATACGGCGTTCTCTGAGTTCCTTGACGAAAGCATTCCCTTGTGGCGTGATGATCCAGTCATGTTTTTTCGGGAAGTTCTGAATTTCGAACCAGATGAATGGCAGGCACAAGCAGCTAGAGACTTGGCTGCAAACCCAAAGGTAAGCATTAAATCCGGACAGGGTGTTGGAAAGACTGGTCTTGAGGCAGCGGTGTTCCTGTGGTTCGTTACCTGTTTTCCACACCCAAGAATCGTTGCGACAGCACCAACCAAACAGCAGTTGCACGATGTCCTCTGGTCTGAGATTTCCAAGTGGATGAGCAAGTCCGAACTGCTCTCTATACTTCTAAAATGGACAAAGACATATGTTTATATGGTTGGAGAGGAAAAGCGTTGGTTTGGTGTTGCCAGGACTGCTACAAAGCCAGAGAATATGCAAGGTTTCCATGAAGATAACATGCTTTTTATCGTTGATGAAGCTTCCGGTGTTGCGGATCCAATCATGGAGGCTATCCTTGGTACCTTATCTGGAGCAAACAATAAACTTCTTCTGTGTGGAAACCCAACGAAGACGTCTGGAACCTTTTATGATTCCCATACAAGAGACAGGGCATTGTACAAATGCCATACGGTTTCTTCTATGGACAGCACCAGAACAAATAAAGAGAACATAGATTCTCTTGTTCGAAAATACGGATGGGATTCTAACGTGGTCCGTGTTCGTGTCAGGGGCGAGTTCCCGAACCAGGAGGACGACGTATTTATTCCGCTGAGCATTATTGAGCAGTGCAGCAGTAAATTGCTAGAACTTGATGATGCGGACGGAATGCAGTTTGTATCATTGGGGGTGGATGTGGCCCGTTTCGGAGATGATGAAACGATCATATATCGTAACTATCATGGACATTGCAAGATAGTCCGGAACAGGCGAGGACAGAACCTGATGGCTACTGTAGGGGATATCGTACAGGAATTCAAAAAGATATACAGAGAACATCCAACGTATGAAAGCAAGGTATATGTGCAGATTGATGATACAGGACTTGGAGGAGGCGTCACTGACCGATTAAAGGAAGTCCGGAAAGAACAAAAGCTGTACAAGATGCAAGTTATCCCGATAAATGCCGCTGAAAAGATTGAGACTGATACGGCAGCAGGTAAAGATGCAGCTGAAAGGTACAATAACCTGACTACCGCTATGTGGGCCAGTATGCGAGACCTCCTTGATAACAAACAGATTGTTATTGAAGACGATGAGCAGACGATTGGTCAGCTTTCTTCCAGAAAATACACTATGGCCAGTAATGGAAAGCTTGAGATTGAACCAAAAAAGGAAATGAAGAAAAGAGGACTTGATTCTCCTGACCGGGCAGATGCCCTTGCGTTAGCATTGTACCTTGGAAAGATTAAGAAACATACCGGTAGTGCACCAAGCGTTGGAGCAATGAAGAAATTGTCAAAAGATAATTATTGGGGCTGATATAGCCAGAAAGAGAGGTGATGAAGATGAAAGAGTATGGACGGATTGGACAGAAACGCTGGGAAGGCGTGTTTAATGAAGAGTTTCTTCCTGAGCTGTCCGGAATAAGAGGCATAAAGACATATCGTGAAATGTTGGATAATGACGATACGATTGGAGCGATAATGTTTGCCATTAAGATGCTGATTCGCCAGGTTAAATGGCATGTTGAGCCGGGTGGCGATAGTGCAAAGGATCGAGAGGCAGCAGAATTTGTAGAATCGTGTATGGACGATATGCAGAATACATGGACTGACACCATCTCAGAGATTTTATCATTTCTCGCATACGGTTGGAGCTTTCATGAAATTGTCTACAAACGCAGGATGGGAAAAACAAAAAATCGAAAAACATCAAGCAAATATTCAGATGGACTGATTGGATGGCAGAAGATTCCGCCCAGAGCGCAGGATACGTTGTACAGATGGGAATATGACGATAAAGACAACTTAATCGGAATGACTCAGCAACCTCCGCCGGATTATGGATTGCTTACCATCCCGATCAGCAAAGCAATGCTGTTCAGAACAGAGAGCATAAAAGACAATCCTGAGGGACGAAGCATTCTGAGAAACGCCTATCGGTCATGGTACTTCAAGCGCCGCATACAGGAAATCGAGGCAATTGGAATCGAAAGAGACCTTGCCGGACTTCCGGTGTTGCACGCACCAGACGGTGTAGACATATGGGACGATAAAGACCCTGAGTTGGTATCTATTAATGCAGCACTTACATCCATGGTCAAGAACATCCGCAGAAACGAATATGAAGGGCTTGTTCTTCCAGCTGGATATGAAGCTGAACTCCTGAGCACTGGTGGAACCAGACAGTTTGACACGAATGCCATTATCAACAGATATGATGCAAAGATCGCGCAGACTGTAATGGCGGATTTCATCATGTTGGGACATGAGCAGACAGGAAGCTTTGCGCTGAGTGAAGATAAAACAGAACTGTTCGCAGTTGCTCTTGGGGCATTTTTAGATGTCATATGCGAAACGTTCAATAATCAGGGCATTCCGTCATTAATAGATATGAATGGTGCCCATTTTGATGCAATAACAGATTATCCACAGCTTGCACATGGCGATGTGGACAAGAGAGATATCACGAAGCTGTCTACATTCCTGAAAGACATGGTTGGAGTTGGAATCCTTATTCCGGATGAAGATCTTGAGGATTATGTAAGAGAAGTTGCCAACCTGCCGGAGAGAACGTTGTCAGATGATTCTAGAAATAAGGATGAACAGCGGGAAGCACAGAGAAGATCTCCGGAAAAAGAAGGCAAATCAGAAGTTGAACCTGAAGAAAATCAGGAAATCGAAGAAGCGAAGAAACGGTTAGGCAGGTGAACATATGCTGAAGATGCGGGCAAGGTCTCGAATGATTAAAAAAAGCGTAGAATCACAGAAGGTTCTTGAAGCTCTTGATAATTATCTTGAGAGTAACCTGGAAGAGCCGATGAAATGGCTTGTAAGGTTCTGGAAAGATCAGGCAGCGGTAATGTTATACAAAGACCTTAGAGAAATCGTGATAGGAGAAGCGGATCCACAGAGCCTGTTCGACCAATGGTTCTCTGATTATTCCGTTTTTCTTTCCTCGAAAATGACAGCATCATGGGAAAGTGCTTATTTTGCGGCGTGGAATTCAACAGCTGAATTTGTTGCTCTGGAAGAAAAGATTAGTTCAGAAATCTATGTGAGAGATTGGATTATAAATCGAACGGGTAATTTGATTACGAATGTCTGTAGTGATCAGGTGAATGCAGTTCGCTATTTGATTGCAGAAGCCCAGTCATTAGGTATGGGTAGCGATGAAACTGCTCGATATATCCGGCCAACGGTTGGCTTGACGGAGAGGCAGGCAGCAGCGAATCTGAGGCATTATAATAGTGTGAAGACTCAGTTGAGAGCAGATCATCCACGCATGAAAGAAGAATCTATTGAGAGAAAGGCCAGAACAGCGGCTGCGAAGTATGCTGAACGACAACAGCGATATAGAGCTGAAACGATTGCCAGGACAGAGATTGCACAGGCATACAATGCGGGAGCAGATGCTTTCATCAGAGAAGCTATGCGGCATGATTTGATGCCGGAAATGAAGAAAGAATGGTCAACTGCTCTTGATGGAAGAGTGTGCAAAGAGTGCCAAGCTCTTGAGGGCGTACAGATTAGTATGGATGATAGTTTTGAGACACAGTCAGGAAGAAGGAATGTAACAGTATTATTGCCGCCATTGCATCCTCGGTGCAAATGTGCGGTCAAATATGTGGAGGCAACATATGAAATCGTTTAATGAAATCATGAAGATAAGAGATGAACCGGAATCGAAAGACATACCGGTTGAAAAAAGAAAATTTCAGATCAAGAAATCCGATGATGAAAAAATGCAGGCATTCGGATGGGCCAATATTTCGATTACCGCAGATGGAGAAGTGCTGGAAGACCTGCAGCATGACATCATCGAACCAGAGGAACTGGAGCAGGCGGCGTACAAATTTGTTGATCTTTACCGGGAAGGTGGAGAGATGCATATAAGAGGCGGCGTTGCCAGACTGATTGAAAGTGCAGTATTTACAAAAGAAAAGATGGAAGCTATGGGTATTCCAGAGGGAACACTTCCAACGGGATGGTGGATCGGTTTTCAGGTAACAGATGCCGATGTATGGGAAAAGGTTAAAGATGGAACATACTCCATGTTTTCTATAGAGGGAGAAGCAAAGAGAGTAGAAGTGGAAGATGAAGAATCTGATCAATAGGCACCGGAAACGGTGCTTTTTTGATAAATAAAGCGAAAGGAGGGAATAACTTGGCGACAAAACTTGAAGGTCTGCATATAAAGAAAGTTGATTTTGTGGACCAGGGAGCTAACCAGATGGCAAATATTAAGATAAAGAAAAGCAAGGACGGGGAAGAAATTCCGAATCCGGAGATAGGTCTTTTCAAACGATTTGTGAACTGGATTACGGGTGAATTGAGTAAGCCAGGCTCAGAAATTACGAAATCAGCAACAACATTCAATGAACAGATCAATGCTGTCAGCATGGATGCGATCAGAGATGAAATCTGGTCCACTTGCTATGCACTGCAGAACTCATTGAATTCTATCTTGTGTGATGCAGAGATGGACAGCTCTGCGAAACAGACTGCAATGGAAACAAGCACAGAACAGTTTGCAGAAGCTATGAAAGGGTATATCCCGAACTGGGCTTCTGGCACAGCGACGAATATCAGAAAGAATCTGGATACACCAGATAAAACAGATCTTCAGATGGTTATGAAAGCACATAAGAATCTGACAGATATTATTGAAAAATCAAACGGAGATAATGAGAAAGGGGAATTGGAAGACATGCTTAAAATCAACAAGTCTAAAATGACCGCAGAAGAAAGAACTGCGTATGATGAACTTATCAAAAAATATGCAGTAGAAACAGAAGAACAGACAGAAGAACCGGTTGGAAAGAGTGCACCTAAAGCGGAGGATCCGGATATTGTGGATGATTCCGAAGTTACGAAAACTCAGAAGTCAGTAACACCGCCACCAGCAGCACCTACAACAGAGACAAGTGCAGACACCGGAGATGATATCTACAAAGGATTACATCCTGCTGTAAGAGCAAGATTAGAGGCTCTGGAAAAGAGAGCGGCAGAAGCAGAAGAAAGAGAGCTTCTTGATGTCGCAAAGAAATATGAGATTGTCGGAGAAAAGCCGGAAGAATTAGTGAAAACTCTGAAGTCTTTAAAGGATGCAGGCGGAACCGCATACAATGATATGATTAGCGTTCTGGACAGAAGCGTTGCTATGGTTGAGCAGTCTGGCGTATTTAGCGAAATTGGGAAGTCCTTCTCAGGCAATCCTGTAGCATCTATTAAGAAGTCTGCAGCAGAAAGTAAGATCGATACTATTGCAAAGGGATATATGGAAAAAGACTCTGCTCTGACATATAATGCAGCTCTTGCAAAAGCGTGGGAGGATCATCCAGAACTCTTGGATGAATATGAAGTAGAAGCGGGTTATTGAGAAAGGAGTGAAGAAAGATGGGTACAAACTTTAACGGAACAATGATCAACCAGTCTGTGACTATCGCAGAAAAGGCAGGAGCTGATATTGCAGATGTCCGCAATCTTATTCTGAAATATGATGAAGATGGAAATGTAGTGATCGCCGCAAACGGAACAGCACCCCTGCTCGGCTTATCTATTATCGAAGGTGGCTACAACGATATTTCTGGTGCTGAATCAGGAAAAGTAAAGAAAGGTGATGATCTTGAAATCCAGATCAAGGACATTGGCTATGCAATTGCGTCTGCGGAAATCAAAAAAGGACAGGAAGTCACAGCCACCACAGGTGGAAAGGCAGCAGTAGCTAAAGCAGGAGAGTACGTGATTGGTGTTGCCCTCAATTCTGTGTCTGCCGGAGGATACAGCAGAATCCAGATTGCAAAATATCAGAAAGCAAAAGCGTAAAGGAGGAATGTAAACATGAGAAATACAACAGCGGGAATTAAGGCTGAAATCGCAAAAGGCGTGTTCAGACCTCACACAGCACTTACTAACATGGCACTGGCTTATTACCAGAATGCCAGCAATTATTTCGCAAAAGCTCTTTTTCCAACCTGCCCGGTAGGTCTTTCTTCTGACAATTACTACATTTTCAGCAGAGAAGATCTCCTGAGAGATAACTGGCAGAGAAAACCGGCATATGGCAAAGTTGACCCGACAACAATTGGCGAAAGCACTGACAACTATGTCTGCAAAGTAGATCAGATGATTATGGGTATCGACCAGATTCGCCAGACCGACCTTTCCAGACGTCAGGGCCCATCTATCATTCAACCTAAGCAGCAGCGCACTAGAACAATTGCAGAACAGGCAAACATCCATCAGGACCGTTTATTTGCCGCAAGCTATTTCAAAGAAGGAGCATGGAAGAACGAACTTGAGGGTGTCGATAACACCACTCCAAGCACAAACCAGTTCATTAAATTCAGCAATGCAAATTCTGACCCTATTGCATTTATCGACAAAGAGAAGACCGACATGAACCAGCAGACAGGTCGCATGCCGAATCGTCTTGGTCTTGGTATTAATGTATTTAATGCTCTGAAAGTACATCCGGGCATCCTCGAAAGGGTTAAATACGGTGGAAGCACCGCAAATCCGGCATCTGTAACAGAGAATGTGCTTGCGCAGTTGTTTGGAGTTGAAAAGATTGTAGTGCTTAAATCCATTATGAACAGTGCAAGCATGGGCGCAGATGAAGAAATGCAGTATATCGGAGATCCGAACGCATTTCTACTGGCTTATGCAACTAACGCACCGAGTATCGATGAACCGTCTGCAGGTTATATCTTCACATGGGATATGCTCGGCAATGAACAGCTGCTTCCGATTCTGAACTATCTTGGAGAGAATGGTACACATACTGAGTACATTGAAGGCCTTATGGCGACAGATATGAAGAAGACATCTGACGATCTTGCAAGATTCTATAAAGCTGCAGTTTAAGGAGGAGCCTATGAAACTTGTTGCGAATAAGCCGTGCAATCTGAACGGAAAGAAGTATTTCATCGGTGAAGAAGTCCCGGTTGAAGAAGTGGTTGATTACGCCAGTTTGGTAAAGATGGGACTGTTATCAGTGATTCATGACGCTGTTCCGGCGGATAATCTTGAAGAATGTGTTGCTATGGTGGGAGAGGTAAGCTTTACCGTTCCAATTGTCAAAGGTCACGAGACGATTGATTTGGACGTTACAGAGCCTCAGATGCAGGATGCAGTAAAAACTATGCAGATGAATGCAGATGCTGCTATAGCTCATATTAGAGGGGATGTAAAGGATAATATAACCCTTATTGTAATTAACGCACTTGATTCAAGAAAAACTGTAAAAGAAGCAGCTGAATCAAAGGCAAAAGCTCTTATTGAGCAGGAAGAAAGTACAGGTGATGCCTGATGGCAGGAACTTATACATATGAACCTGCCATGATCACATCGTATGGAAAAGACCGAATGAGGTTTGAACTTGGAGATGTGATGGTAGATGGAAGAGAGAGAACTTGTGCATTGTCAGACGAGGAATACATTGTTTTATGCGATGATGTTCAGTCTGCGAAAGATTGGAAACGGGCAAAATTAAAGTGCCTTGAAAGTATATTTCGCAGATTTTCTTTTGAACCTGATACAACGGTTGGCCCTACATCATTCAAATTTGGTGATAGGGCTAAATTGTGGCAGGAAGAGTATGAGGCGTTAAGGAAAGAGCTTCGTCTTGCTTCAGTATCTCCTTCGGCGATTCTGATGAATGCGGGAGATATGAGCAAACAGCCACCACCGTATTTTTATAACGGAATGATGAGCCATGAAGAGAGCGAGGGTGATGATATATGATAAGCCCATTTGGCCTGATGTATCTAAGGCCAGGAAGCTTATGGACGGATTTTGTGGTAAGACGAAAGAGCATTCGCAACATACTCGGACATCCTGTGTCAGATTTTGAAGCGAAAGGCGAGATATCAGGAATACTTGCTGAAGCATCTACACATGAATCTGAAAGGATGAAACACAGGTGGGATCAGGAACAACATTCTTTAACCCACACTCTTGTTATCCGGGATTCTGCAGATGTAAAGCAGGGAGACTATTTGACTACTGCGGGCAGAACCTTTCTCGTTCTTTTATCTGAGGATCCCGGAAACCTTGGAGCAACTGGCTTAATATATCTCGAAGAAAGGAATGATCTGAAATGACGCCTGCCGAAGCAGCAGAAGCAGTAAAAGTTCAAGTTCAAACAGACAAGGAACGGATAGAGCAGCAGGTGATCGCAAGATATCCAAGGGCTTCAAATGCCCTTAGAAATGCTGCATTATCTGTACTGGCAAATCCAAGCCCGTCAGCTCCGGGCAGTCCACCGGGTGTTCGGAGCGGCAATTTAAGACGAAACTGGAATATGAGTGGCGGTGCGGTATGCATTACGTCAGGCATGGGATACGCTGGTTATCTGGAACATGGTACCAGCAAGATGGCAGCCCGTCCTTTTGTAGACAAGATACAGCAGACTGCATTGCCGAATATCATGGCTATATTTGCAGAGATAGGAGGCTGACATGCTGATTAATCATATTGAACGAATAGAATTCGATATGGACGAAGTACGCAGAGGAACACTCATATATGCAAAGCACAGAACATGGAAAGAAGGAATGTCTGGCATTGTTTATCATGTTTCTGAGGAACGGATAACAGTCATGTTCCCGAATGAGAAGACAAACACCCAAAATCATTTCTTCATACCTGTTTCAGAAGTTTATAAAAATGAGTGGGAAATAAGATATTCAAGCGATGGCCTTCGTACAGTTCAGGAATACAGGGAGGCTGCGAATGAATCTTAGTGAACTGATTTTTAAACGTCTTTCTGCAGACGAAAATTTGCAGACAATGCTTGCTACATATGCCGGAGCACCTGCAATTTTTGATTCTGAGTTTCCGGCAGACCAGCAGGAAGGATGGGAAGGAGCCACGCAGTATCCGAGGATATGCTACCGTATCGATATGCAGGTCAATCAGGAACGATCATCGGCGGGAACCTTGTATGTTGCAATGTATACGGATAAAACCAGCACAATAATCGAAGATATTGAAACAGCTGTGAAGCACTGCCTTCAGGACGTACTGATGAAGCCGGCAGGAGAAGCACCGTTTTGCGTGGCATGGGCGCGTACAGAATCATATGCGATTGAGGGAAAAGAGGTGTGGTGCAAAGAAATGGCATTTGACATCCTCGAATACTCAGAGCAATTCAGCACGGATCCTGATCCGGTTCTTGCGGTAGCTGCGTATATCAAAAAGATATTTCCAGAAACAATTGTGCTTGGCATAGACAATGTTGGAGATTTTGTCGAAACCTCTAAAACGCCAGTGTTCTATTGTAGGTTGGCACATTTAGCGCATACAACAGGGCATTGCATGAATACGATTTCATGGTTTATAGGGAAAATCGCAGTACATCTGATTTATCCGGGAGCTGGCACAAGGTTAAAGACACTTGCATCTATCAATCAGAAGGTAGCCATAGATGAGGAGATAATCATGCTGGATGACTCCCCTATGACTATTCAGGGATTAGAACTGAATAATAAGTCAGATTACCTCAGAGAGGGACAGCTGACTATAACTGGTAAATATGGATGTCTCAGATGCAGTGTGAAAAAACATAATATTGCAAGAATAGGCATGGAATTCACAAATTGAAAGGAGAAGCAATGGCAGAAACAAAGAAAACAAATGCTCCGGAAGAAACAAAAGAAGTTCTTCCGGCAGAGAAAGAAACGGAATATGGGGTAGATGAGCTGATTGCCGCACGCGATCAGCTTTTTTCTTGCCCTGATTGCGCGATGGTGGCACTGAAACTGTCAAAAAAGAAAAGCATGACTGTTTCAGAAGCCGAGAAGCTTGTCGAAGAATTTATGAAGAAGGAGGTCAAATAATGGCGGAATATTTCCAGATTCCTGAAGTAGGTACAAAAGTTCGACCAGGAAGTTATTTCAACGTAGATAAGAATGGTGACGATGATTCTTTCGGGGCAATTGACGGAGTTGTTGTAGCTGTGTTTAAAGCAACGTTTGGACCAGTAGATAAAGTAACAGTCTTAGAGAGAGGAGACGATTACACAACAATCTACGGAGATGGATTAACGACTGACCTGATTCGTGAAGTTCTGTACGGTGGTGCAAAGAAAGTTATTTGCTGTCGCCTTAATGGAACGGGCGGAGCTGTGGCGAGCGTAAGTCTTACAGCTGCAACTGGAAAAGTTAAGATCACAGCAAAACACCCAGGAGAGATGCCATTTTCTGTAACTATTAGAAACCGCTTAACTGACAAAGACAGGAAAGAATGCATTATCTATACAGGAACTACTGAATTTGAAAAAGTATATTTTTCAGCAGGCGATAATGAAGCTGCAAGTCTTGTAAGTGCTTTTGCAAATTCAAAGAATTTCACGGCTAATCTTGAAGAATCTGCAAAAGGAATCATGACTAATGTGAATCAGACAGCGTTTACGGGAGGAAAGAATCCTACAGTAGCAACTGCCAATTATTCAGCTGCTTTTTCACAGGCAGAAAAATATTTCTTCAATACAATTTGTGTTGATACAGAAGATACAGCAGTACATGCGCTGTTACAGGCATTTCTGGACAGAATTTATGAAACCAGTCAGTTTGGGATTGGAGTTGTTGCAGAGAAAGATAACAAAGATTTAGACGAAAGAATGAATGCGGCAGCAGGATTTGATGGTGAGAATATAGTTTATGTTCTCAATCCAAAAGTCTTTATCAATGAGGGAACTCTGGATGGATATCAGACTGCCGGCTTGATTGCTGGACTTATTGCAGCAACTCCTGCAAATCAGGCAGTGACTCATATGGTGATTACTCGATATGTAGATCTTGCAGAACCGCTTACAAATACTCAGATTATAAAAGCGGAACTGAAGGGATGCTTGGTTCTTAGTAAGTCTACAGAAGATGAGGTATGGATTGATGCTGGAATCAATACACTGATCAATCTTCCAGATAACAAAGATAAAGGTTGGAAGAAAATCCGCCGTGTAAGAACAAGATATGAGTTATTGTACAGAGCAAATGCCCAGTCCGACGCTTTAGTTGGAAAAGTCGATCCTGATAAAAATGGAAAAGCCACTATTATTGGAAAAATTCAGGGAATTATCAATGCCATGATCAAAGAAAAAAAATTAACAGCAGGAACAGTAACTGAGAGCACGACTTATATTGCAGACGCAGATAACTGTTATTTTGACCTTGATATCATTGATAAGGATTCTGCGGAACATATTTACTCATTCTATAAGTTTAGATTCAGTACCAATGCAGAGTAAAGGAGGAAAGGTGAATGTTAAATACAAGTGCTGCAACAGACGCGAGACATAGTCGTTCAGGTAAAGATGCCATGCTTTACAATGCAGATGGGGTTCCGTTTGCGCAGGTAAGCAGTTTTCAGTCGAAAACATCTTTTAATAATACCAAATATCAGCCATTAGGACAGAACAGAGAACTGGAAACAAACAATACTATTGGAGTCACGATTACAATTTCGGAGATCGTTGTTCTGGATGGCGAATTATTCAACAATGTTGTTAGTGCGGTAAATAAAGGAGAAAGCCCGGTTATGACTTTAGATGGAGTTATTGAAGGGCGTAATGGCTCCCAGGAACGCATTACATATCGTGAATGTATCTTTAGCGGTGACCAGGATCTGCAGAATGTAAGTACAGGAGATACATTATCAAGATCTTATAATCTGCACTGCAACGGGGAAGTAGAACCCCGTTCATCACTGACAATTTGATATCTGGTCAACACAAGGGTGGCTAAAACTGGCCACCCTTATTTTTATAAACGGAGGAAAATAATACATGGCAAGAACTGCAAATATCGAAAATGAAGAACCAAGAACAACTGAAATTGATATGACAGAAGCTGAGGCAGATGAAGTATTAAAAGCTGACATGGCTGCGAATGAAGTGGATTATTTGACGGGCCTCTTAGATGCAGCAGAAGATGCAGAAGGCGAAACAAAGAAGATTGAGATTGTCCGTAATGGGAAGCTTTATTTCGCTTTTTCTATTCACGCATTGGCAGATGAAACTCTGTATGAAATTCGTAAGAAATATACTAAGTATGCGAAGAACAAGAGAACTGGTACAAAGGTAGCTGAGGGAGTAGATAGCGCAAAGCTTCGTAGTTCTATGATTTTCCATGCGACAGTCACAGAAGATCAGGAAAAACTGTGGAACAACAAACAGGTTCAGGAAGCATTAAGACGGAGAGGAAAACACATTATTAATGCCCTGGATGTTATTGATGCGGTACTGCTTCCGGGAGAAAAAGAGAACGTATTAGCTGTTCTGGACGAGCTTTCAGGCTACGATACAGAAGAAGCAAAGGTTGAAACAGCAAAAAACTTATAAGGTCCGGTTATAAATCAGCTCTGTTGCACTGGATATTCCAGAGGCAGGGCATCCGGCCGGATGAAGTAATGGCTTTGCCCTCAGGGGTCAGAGCCTTTCTTTTTGCCTCCACGGAGGTATGGATTGAAGAAAATATTAAGAAAAATGAAAAGAGGTGAGATGCTTGGCAGAAACGATAAGGATAGAGATTCCTGTTAATGTGGTCGATAATACCGGTTCCGGAACGTCGAGTGTGACCAGGAATCTCACTGCAATGGAAAGAGCGTTCGAGAGAGCGGATAGGGCGGCACAACGATTCCAGCGTAGATCAGGCGTAGCGGCTGAGATAGAAATAGGAGCAGACGACAATGCAACCCCGGTTCTTTCAGCTGTTGAAAATGCTACGGAGCAGATAGATGGAGAGACGGCACAAGTTGAAGTTACGGCAGATGATTCTGCTACGCAGACGGTCAATGCTGCTTCGGATGCTGTAGAAAATTTTGACGGTACTTCCGGAGATGCCGAGATAGGAGCATCTGATGAAGCTACACCAGTTATCCGGGCTGCTCAGGATGCAGCAGAATCATGGGGAGGAAGCGTGTTTAATGCTACCATTGGTGTCATAGATGCGGCAACCGCTCCTATTTCTGCGCTTGCAAGTGCAGCAAAAAATCCGGTTGTGCAAGGGGCATCGTTGATCGGTGCCAGTTTCGGTGTGGCAGAATCGGTTAATTCCTTCCAGGACTTCGAGTCTATGATGTCGCAGGTAAAAGCTATATCCGGCGCAACAGGACAGGAGTTTGATGATCTGACCGCAAAAGCACAGGAGATGGGCGCAACGACCAAGTTTACGGCTACAGAATCAGCTGAGGCGTTTAATTACATGGCTATGGCAGGATGGAAGCCACAGCAGATGATTGATGGTATATCCGGTATTATGAGTCTTGCAGCAGCATCTGGCGAAGACCTTGGTACGACTTCCGATATTGTGACAGATGCGCTGACAGCTTTCGGATTACAGGCGGGTGATGCAGGGCATTTTGCTGATGTTCTTGCTCAGGCGAGCGCCAATGCCAACACAAATGTGTCAATGCTTGGAGAATCGTTTAAATATGTCGCTCCTGTTGCTGGCGCTATGAATTACAGCGTTGAAGATACATCTCTTGCGCTTGGTTTAATGGCAAATGCAAGTATTAAAGGTAGCATGGCCGGTACCGCACTTAAAACATCTTTGGCAAATATGGCGGCACCTACAGACAGCATGGCAGCAGCTATGGATAAATACGGAATCAGCCTTACAGATTCTGAAGGAAACATGAAATCCCTTCGAGGAGTAATAGACAATCTTCGAGGAAGCTTGGGTGGATTGTCTGAAACTGAGCAAACAGCCGCTGCCAGTACCATCTTTGGTAAAGAAGCCATGGCCGGTATGCTGGCAATTATAAATGCTTCTGAAGAAGACTATAATAAGCTCAGTACAGCGATTGGTAATTCAAAGGATGCGGCAGAGGGAATGGCTGACACGATGTTAGACAACCTTAAAGGATCCTTTACATTAATGCAGAGCGCCATCGAAGGTACGGAGAATGCCTTTGGAAAGCGGTTGTCTCCGTATTTAAGAGGAATTGCAGGTGGAATTACCGATATGATGCCTGAGATAACGAATGGAATCAATGCGGTTATGGATGTGGTAGATGATAAGGTTGCAGGCGTAAAACGCAAGATCACTGACATGACCGGTTCTGATGAATGGAAGAATGCAGATCTGTTTGGAAAGATAGACATAGCATGGGATTCAATAATCGCAAAACCGTTCGGGAATTGGGTTTCTGGAGATGGCGCGCAATTAATATCCAGTGGGCTTGGCACATTATTTTCAAGCGCAGCGGCTATTCTTCCGGGAGGTGAAAAAGCAGGACTAACATCGTGGCTAAGTGCAGGAGTTCTAGCGAAAGGAGCGGTGGCGATCGCGCAAAAAGGGAAAAGTGTAGTGGAAACCCTATCCCCTATCGGAGATGCTATCAGTAATATTACAGAAGCTGCCGGAAGCGCAAACGATGTGATGGATTTCGCAAGTAATCTGGGTTCAATGATTCCTATGGGAGCAAAAGTTGGACTTACGGCAGCGGGAATTACAGCTGCGATTATAGGAATCAAACTTGCAATCGACAAGTATAACCAGACTCAGCTTGAGAATAGTTTGGAGGAACATTTTGGGAAGATTAAATTATCTGCAGATGAAGTTAAAGATGCGGCGGCAGGAATACTGAACCAGAAATACCTCACAAACGTGGAACTGGCATTGAATGAAGTACAGAATGCCGATAATCTGCGAGCGGAGGCGCAAAAAGCTTTGGAATCGAACGATGTCCTTGAGTTCAAGAGCAGAGTTGGAATCACTTTGACAGCTGATGAACAACAGGAATATACGGATAATATTAATACTTTTGTTGAAAGTAAGATATCTGAACTGGAGAGTCGTACATTTGCGGCTCATATTCATGTCCAGACATATCTCGGAGGGACAGAAGACGGCCAGACATTAGCCCAGAACATCAAGGAATGGGCTAGAGCGGACAATTTAGAGCTATCCGATTTATCCAGTCAGTTGTCGCAAAAGGTATCAGAAGCCCTAAGAGACGGCATCATTGATGTGAATGAAGAAGAAGCTATTAGTGCATTACAGGAGAAGATGAATAACATTACTGCCCGCTGGAAAGAAGCCGAAGCACAAGCGCAGTGGGACTGGATTAACCAGAAATACGGACATATGAGTGCTGCTGACCTGGAAAGCGGTTCGTTCACAGATTTGATGGATGAAATGCGAAGCCAGCGTGAGACCGCAATGGAAAGTGTTCAGGCGGATGTTACTCAGTGGTATTCAGAATTGAATGCCATGGAAGCTGCCGGAAGAATTACTCACGCGCAGAATCAGAGTTATCAGGAGCAGACAGGGTGGTATGTAAGAGGACAGCAAGGCTCCGAATTAGCCAAGAGCCTTGAACTTGGAAGTAATACCCTGAATGATACATATGGTGATAAGATTACTGGAAACATCCAGACGCTTACAGAAACTGCGCAGAATGCCTTGAAGAGTGCGGAAACCAGCTTACAGAGCGGAGCTTATGGTACGATTGCAAGCACCTTTGATAATATGTTTACGTCTATGGATAATGGAAAAGGCTTCCTGGGAATTGGTGCAAATGCCGATCAGAGAGCGCTAAACGAATTGTATCAGTCGATGGCTCCGGATGTTAGTCAGATGGGAAGCCTGATTGACCAGTACAGAGAAGCAGGGCAGGCAGTGCCACAAAGCCTTATGGATGGGTACAAGGAAGCAATCGAAGTTGGTGCGGCGGCAGGTGACGTTGATGCGGCTTGGCAGAATTACGCAAACCAGATTCTCGAATCTGGAAGCGAAGAAATGAAGAGTGTTTTGACGGATCCGAATAATCCGATGTACGAAAGCGTACGAGAGCAGTTGCCTGATGAGCTTAGAACTGCAATTGACAGGGCTACAGCAGAAACGACGACAGATGAAATAACGCTTGAAGGGCTGAGAGCTGCTGTCGATGGAGATGTGGATATTGATAAAGATTCCTGGGTATCGGCTATGAACGAAAAACTTGGAGATCTTGCAACTACTGAAGAAGTTACGGCAGAAGGCGCAAAAATCAAGATTGAAGCTGGCGACTGTCTCTGGGATATCGGAAATGCTCTTGGCGTTGACTGGCATAAGATCGCAGAAGAAAACGGCATTGAAGAACCGTACATTATTCATCCTGGAGATGAGATTACGATTTCAATGGATACCTTGAAGGCAGAAGTGAATGGTGATGCCGCACAAGCTGCAATAAGTGACGCTATGTCTGCGTTAACAACTGAGGGAGCAGAGTTTTCTGTTACTGCCGAAGGAGTTAAGGTGGACTTATCAAACGTTGAGGTTGATTCAGAATCAGCTACAGCGCAGATTGAGGCAGCCCTTGGCATGGAATCCGGTACGCTTGCGGCGAATGACATAACTGTAACGTCTGGGGCAACGGTAACGATTCCGCAGGAACTGGTACAGGTTGATACTTCTGGTATACAGAGCGCAACCGCAGAACAGACCGAAACGGAACCGGTTGAGACAAATACAACTGCAAACGTTAATATCACTGATGCGACCACAGATGCGTCCGGGGCAAAAGAGCAGGCACAGTCAGAGGTTGAAAGTACATTCTCTGAATCTATGCCGACAGACGGACACACTGACGTAACACTCGATCAAACAAATAATGCCGCTGAAGTATATTCTGAAGTTGCAGGAGAAGTACAGTCTACATTCTCAAATCCGATTCCTGCGTCTTGTACAGTTAATGTAACTCTTGACTGGCATATCACGAACCCTAGCGCCGGAATAACAACATCTGGAAGCGGTTCATCCGTTACAGCTTCTATTGCAGGTAATGCAGAGGGAAGCATCGTTACCGGACCGTTATTATCCTGGGTAGGCGAAGATGGTCCAGAAGCTATTATTCCTCTTGGCTCAAAACGCCGAGACAGAGGCATGGACTTGTGGTTACAGGCTGGACGGGCATTGGGTGTCAAAGAGTATGCAGACGGCGGCATGATTGGTGATGTTCCGTTGTCAGGCGGTTCCTCAGACTCGACTTCTGGAGGTTCTTCTGGTAGCGGAGACAAAGGCCAGGTTGTTATTAACATGAACCCTGTCTTCAACATTAATGGAGAAGGCGGCAATGACACAGTCAATTCCATCAAAGAGAAGCTGAAAGAGCTGATTAATGAGATGTCTGGTGAACTGGCAACAAGATTACTTGAATCATATGCAAATATGCCAACTTAGGAAGGAGGGGAAACATGGAAGTAACTGTAAAAGAAGCAGCTAATAAGAAATCCAGCCTTCGTTTTCCTTCTCTTCCAGACAAAGAGATAAGGGTCAAAGGAAATGCAAAATATCAGAAATACGACATTATAAAACAGGGCGTGTTTGCATTTCCAACCGGACCTGATATAAGAACATATGAATGGGATGGATACCTCTGGGGAAGAGCCAGAAAAAAGATGTCCACCATACATACGAAGTGGCTGGATCCGAAATCTGTTATAAAGAAGCTGGAAAACTGGCGAGATAAGGGAACGGTTCTGAACCTTATCATTTCTGCCGGCGGCGGCATCAATGTTGATGTGACGATTAATAGCTTTGAATATAAGAAATTTGGCGGGAAAGGAGATTACTCTTATAGCATTTCCTTTTATCGTTATCGTCCGCTTAAAATCCAGACCACAAAGGACCTTGGCATTGATAAGAAGAAAAAGAAGACGACAACCCGAACGAACCTGAAAAAGAGTTCAACAGATAAGAAAAAACAGACATACACCATTAAATCTGGTGACTGCCTGTGGAATATCGCAAAGAAATTTTACGGATCAGGAGCAGATTGGAAAAAGATTTATGATGCAAATAAGACAGCGATAGAAAAGGCTGCGAAAAAATACGGGCATAAGGATAGTGACCAAGGGGATTGGATATTCCCTGGAACTATCCTTACGATACCGTAAAGGAGGTTAGATGGTTGACCCACTTAAATATTCTTATCATCTGGTACTTGTGACCGAGAAAAAGAAGAAATACGACATAACAAATTTTGTTGAAGATCTGGGCTGGGAAGAACTGGAAAATGAGCTTGCGGCGAAGCTGTCGTGTACGGTGAAGAACGATAAGACCACAAAGGGCAGACTCTCCAGCTTGACGAAACCTGGATGTTATCTGTACCTGTATTACCGATACAAGACAGGAACTGCACATGAAGCCATGCGTGGCCGGATTGTAGAGTGGAATCCATCTGCTAAATTGAGCAGCCAGCCGCTACAGCTGAAAGCTTATGATAACCTGTATGATCTGCAGGAGTCCGAGGACTGCGTATATTATTCAAGTGGTGCCCGGACAAAGCAGGTTATACAGGATTTTTTCAAAAAGTGGGGTATAACAATAGACAAATACACCGGTCCAGACGTAGCTCATGGCGTGATAAAGGAAGATAAAAAGAAACTTGGCACACTGGTTAAGGACATCTTGGATGAGGCGAAAAAGAAAGGCGGCGGATATTCCGTTATTCGTTCCGTAAAGGGCAAGGCGCAGATTCTGGGAATTGGCAGTAACAGCAATATCTATCATTTCGGTGAGACCGAGAACATGATAAGCGTTTCTCATAAAATAAGCACTTCGGGAATGGTCACGAGGGTGAAAATTCTTGGAGAGGCAGATGATGATAAGCGCAGACCAGTAGAAGCTACAGTTGATGGACAGACGAAATACGGTATCCGGCAGAAGATCATTACAAGAGCCAAAGACGATAGCTTGGATGAAGCAAAAAAGACAGCAAAAGAGACTCTTGAAGATGATGGAAAACCGAAAGAGGAAATCAAGGTGGTTACTGTTGATATGCCAGTTATCCGGAAAGGCGACATTGTTCATATAAAAATGTCGACGGGATCCGGTTATTACTGGGTAAAAGCAATAACTCATGACTGCGATAAGATGGAAATGACAATAAGCCTAAAGAAAACAAAGCTGAAATCTTCATCTTCTTCCAGTTCTGGAAACAAGAAAAAGACTGGAAATTTTAGTGTTGGCGATACAGTCAATTTCCATGGCGGTACACATTATGTTTCTTCGGATGCGTCATCTGGCTACCAGGTTGCAGCAGGAAAAGCAAAGATCACGCATAGCAATCCGGGCAGCGCACATCCTTGGTGTTTGGAAGGTCTTGATTGGAGCGAAACACACCTATGTGGATGGGTAGATGAAGGAACATTCGATTAACGGGAGGTAGAGGATGGCATTTGATAGTAATGATGGAGTGTCGAGACTGGCAGCAGCTCTTGATAGTAGAATGAAACAGCACGCAGATAAACCCCTATGCCTTGATTTTGCAGAAATTCAGGCAGATGGTAGCCTACTCTCGAACACTTTCCCGATTGCGATTCCAAAGAGGGATTACAGGGTGTGCAGACAGCTTACCCTTGGAAAGACGGGAGATGCATTTTGCGATGTCCGGGCAGATGAACATTCTGGAAAAGCATATCTTCCGGAATCTATGCGGCAGTTGCAGGCCGGAGACAGAGTGTTGATTGCGTGGGTGCAAGACACTGCTGTTGTGATCGACATTATAACCAGACCGGTATAGGAGGACATATGGCAGACAATAACTTATATCCGGTGGTGGATATACCGGAATATGAGGAAGAAAATGAAGAATATGATACAGAGTACAAGCCATCTGTGGCGTGGGACTTAGAGAAAGGAGATTTCGTTTGTAAATCTCCTTTTTGTATGCTCAAAAGCGAAGGACTTGAAGCGTACAAGATATGGTGCGTGAAGGCCGTATCAACAGAAAGATATAGTTGCCTCGGGTACGACGATGACATCGGCGCAGAGATGGAAGATGCCATGAAGGAAGAAGATGATACAGCAGTGGAACTGGCAATCGAACGTACCATAGAAGAGGCCCTGATGGTAAATCCACGAACTGAATCCGTAGAGGACTTTGAGTTCTCATGGGAACCATCTGTGGTTTATGTGAAATTTACAGTGTACGCAATACACTGGGAGAAATTCGATTTAGAAGTAACATTGAAAAGGAGATGAGAATTTGACAGAAGAATTTGTAACTCCAGAATTTATAGATAACAGCGATCCTGATACAATCCAGTCCCGGATGATGAATAATCTGCCAGTTGATATATCTGATATGCCGGCAGACTTTCCATATGATTTTACCATGCCGACTGCAATCGAGATCTCCAGACTGATACAGTACAACCTTACCCGAACATTGATGCTTATGTTTCCGGCGTGGGCCTGGGGTGAATGGCTTGATCTGCATGGAGTATCTGCAAAGGTAACACGAAAGCAGGCAAGCAGAGCTTCCGGGCATGTGACTGTTACAGGTACTCCGGGAACCGTGATTGAAGAAGGAACTGTCTTCTGTACGGAAGGAACAGCAGATACAGAGTCTATTGAATTTGCTACAACTGTCGAGGAAACTATTTCGGATTCCGGAACAGTTGATATAACCGTTGCGTCTGTCATGGCAGGAGCTGCCTATAATGTTACGAGAAACACTGTAATATTACAGAAACAGACCAATAAAAACATTGCTTCCGTGACGAATGAGAACCCTATCAGGGGTGGCACAGACGAAGAGGACGATGATACATATCGTGAACGAATTCTTGAAAAACTGCGTTCGGCTGAGGTTTCTTTTGTTGGCTGTGATGCAGATTATGTCCGTTGGGCGAAAGAGGTATCTGGTGTTGGTTCTGCTGTGGTCGAAGCTGAATGGAAAGGGCCTGGAACTGTTAAGGTTGTTGTTGCGGATCCGGACGGAAGTGCAGTCGGAGAAGAAACATTGCAGGCGGTTGAAGACTACATTGTATCTCCGAAGGACAGAATGAAGCGTCTGGCTCCAATTGGAGCATCCGTGACGATATCTACAGTGAAGGATATGACCATATCCTACAGTGCAGTGCTTGAACTGGAAAGCAATTACAGTATCGATAATGTAAAGGAAGCATTCCTGACAGCATTAAAGACCTACTACAGGGAAGCTAAGGACAGTGAAGAAATCCGGTATACGGTTGCATCTGCATTGTTGTCTAACACAGCCGGAGTAATTGATTTCTCAGATTTTCGTATAAATGAAAATACGAACAATATATCGGTTGCGGCAGACTATTATCCGATCACAACTGCGACGGAGCTTAATTTTACGGAGGGATAGAGATGCATATAGACAATGTTGATCTGGAACATTTTCCTACGAATGAGGTTGCTCAGAGGCTCCTGACGTATGTAACAAGAGGCTGGTACGATAAATCGTATGTCGGAAAATGGATATACGAGGTTATTGGGCTGGAACTGGAGACTGCAAGCAGGAGGATTGGCGAAGCGCAGAAGCAGGCATTTCCGGAAACAGCGGCATGGGGAATTTACTTCCATGAACTGACGTATGGAATACCTATCGACAGAACAAAAAACATTGATGATCGCCGAAAAGCAGTCGTGAATCGGCGCGATAGGACGTCCAGATCGTCCATTACGCCTTATAGACTGGAAAACATTATACAGACCGTATTTGGGCTTTCTGCGAGCGTCTCGGAGCAGGTTGAGAAGTATATCTTCAATGTAGATTTGCTTATTGGTGCTGACTATCCGATATATTCCGTCGATATTCTGCTGGGATATATCCGCAAAATAAAGCCATCTCATCTGTCAATGCAGGCTCGATATGTTATTGAAGCCGCAATATGCAGTGAGAGGGAAAGAGTTCTATTCCCAGCGTTAGATATAGGAATGCAGCATACCTGGATGGAAGGATATTCTGTGCCGTTAATAGAAGTTAAATGCGAGATAACAGAAAAGCTTCCGGTTGGAATGACTGGGAATGTAATGATCTACAAGAACCTTAATCAGTGGAATGGTGAGTATAAATGGGATGGAACGATAAAATTTGATACAGAAGTAACAACGGAGGAATTGTGATGGAAGGAAAGGTAACAGTAGTAGGAAGGACGAAAATCCTGAGAGCCAGAGCCGGAGAGATCACTCTGCCTAAGATTGTAGGATTTGCGTTTGGAAGTGGCGGCTCGAATGGTTCAACAGTTCTTAGTCCGGGAGAAACATTGAAAAATGAATTTCTTCGAAAAGCGGTAGATGGACATACACTTAAAACCAATGAAAACAAGTGTGAATATTATTGCACATTAAATGGATCTGAAGCCAACGGAAAGAGCATAAGTGAGATCGGATTGTATGACTCTGAAGGAGACATCATCATGATTGCTAATTTTCTTCCAAAAGGTAAAGATTCGAATGTATCAATGAGATTTGAAATTGATGATGTTTTACAGTAAGGAGATGATTATATATGGCGAACGTGGTTATCCCGGAGAATCCGGAGTTCAATGAAGCTTTGAGAATCATCGAGACAGAGGATCTGGTTCATGCGAATGTAGTAAATCCTATGTTTAGGACATTACTGCTTAATACTATATATCTCGAACGACGGGTAGCAAAGATGACCGAACGGATTGACACACTTGCGATTGACAATACCTATGGAGGACCAGAGCTGTCGGCGGATGCAAATATCGTAGATGCAAGCGCGCAGTTCAGCGTTATCAGGAAAACGTCGTCGACAGCATCAGTACAGACACTGTTTCAAAAAGCAATCGATGGTCTCAGAAAAGGACTCTATAGCTTGCTGATTAGAGTGAAGGTGAGCTCAAATTCAAATAACGGCCGGCTAATCGAATTAAATGTAACGTCTGGCGGAGCGATATTGGAAACCAGAACTATTACTGCAAATATGTTTGAAAGAGCAGGAGTTTATCAGACGTTTGGACTTAATGTTGAATTGAATGATACGGTTACTATTACTGCGAGATTGCTGAAAAATAGCGCAAATATAACGGTGTCCGTTGATTATGTCATGCTTCAGCCGGCTCAGACAGCAATCACGAGTTTGTAGGCGGTGGCTATATGATATCAGCAGAGAGACTTGTAGAATTGCGGGCAAAAGTAAAAAAAGAAATGGCAAGGAGAAGCTGTGTGGAGCATGGTTCAAGCGCTTCAATGAATAAATTTGCTGCAAATTATGATTATAATGCTGTTCCGGTCACTGGGGGAGACATTACAGATGAACATATACAAAAGGTTATTGATCCGCTGCTTAATGTAGCGGATTTTTTGCAGGATAACAGCCTGCAACAGAGTCATAGTGGAGCAGATGTGATCGTCGATCAGGCGGAGAAATTTGTTGATACCCTTGCAAAAATAGATAAGCAGGCAAGTGATAGTGGGTGCAGAGGACTCTGTACGGGGTTATGTGTAGGTTCTTGCACATCTGGCTGTCAGGGATGCACTGGGTGTACTGGTGGTTGCGATACCACTTGCGCAAAGAGTTGTTCAGATGGCTGTTCTACATCCTGTGGCGGTTGTTCAGATGGCTGTTTTTCTGGATGCACACATACCTGTGGTTCCGGATGTACAACCGGCGCGATGACTACATAATGAGAGGAGGTGATATCTATGGCGTGTTCAAAAGGATGTGGAACGAGTTGTGCAACGAGCTGTAAGTCCACAGCGTCTGGCAACTGCGGCGGATGCGGGACTTCCTGCTCGCGAAATTGCAGTACGATATGTAGCGGCACCTGTTCTGGTACTTGTGATAAAACATGCACAAAGCAGTGCAATCACAATTGTTCGGACGAATGTACTGGATGTCAACGGACATGCGCAGATGATTGCGAGGCAGGATGCAAAACGGATTGCCTTCAGACATGCACAGCAAATTGTTCGGACACCTGCGCAGACTGTACAGGCGGATGCGGAAACAGTTGCTTTTCGACATGCGCAGATGATTGCACAAGCGGATGCAAGGGCGGTTGCAATCAGACATGCACAGCAAATTGCATGAACGACTGCAATACCTGGTGCGAAGGCGGATGTTATTCTTCATGCACATGGACTTGCGAAGGATGCAGTAATACTTGCACTGGTACCTGCTCCGGTACCTGTTCTGGTACTTGTTCTGGTACCTGTTCTGGTACTTGTCAGGGTTGTGATAATAAGTGCACAGCTTCCTGTGCTCAGTCTTGTACTGGTTGTAGCGGCTGTTCGGGTTGCGGAAATTCCTGTGGTTCCGGATGCACAGATAGCTGCATGGGAACCTGCAAAAGTAATTGTTCTGGAGGCTGCGGAACCAGCTGTGGAGGATGCTCTACATCCTGTGCATCAAGCTGTCAGAGTGATTGTGGCGGCACCTGCAGGAATCAGTGCTACGGACAGGCGACTACACCGATATATTCATTTAATTAGGAGGAAAAAATGAGAACAGTAATTATTAAAGTAGACAGCAAAGAGGCAGAGTACATCGAAAGACTGGACTACGAAAGGGGATTTACCAAAGATGTCCTGCAGAGAATCATCGAATCACATATGGATGATCCTGGCGTTGTCAACAGTGAAACTTTTAAGGCGTATCAGAAACAGGGAGTGGAGCTGGATGCACAGTTTAAGATGGCTGTGACGGAACTTGAGCAAAAGTATATTCCAGATACACTGAAAGGTCATAAGATCAGATGGAATCTGGAATACAAAACAGCTGAATTAAAAGTAGATATTTTGTGCAATTGTGCAATTGAGGGGATTGAATGAGAAGAACAGAACAGTATTCTGAAAAACTGAGCCGGTTATATCCTGAGCTGCACGAACCGGTAGGGACAGAAAAGATTCTGACTCAGACCGTTACATTTCAGGTCACTGATGACTGCAATTTGGCATGCAAGTATTGTTACCAGACACATAAGGGCAAAAAGAAAATGTCTTTCGATACGGCAAAGAAGATGATTGATCTTCTGTTAACTGGAGAAAAGGGCATGGGAGATTATATCAATCCAAGGCGTTCCCCGGGCCTTATCATTGACTTTATCGGTGGAGAACCGCTATTGGAAGTAGGGCTGATTGATCGAATCTGCAGTTACACTATTGGCCAGATGATAGAACTAAATCATCCATGGCTTATGAAAACAATGTTTTCTATTTGCAGCAACGGTGTGTGCTACTTCGAACCAGAAGTACAGAAGGTTTTACAGAAATGGAACAATCGACTGTCTTTTTCCGTTACCGTTGATGGTAATAAAGAGCTACATGATTCCTGCAGAGTGTTTCCGGATGGTCGGCCGTCTTATGATCTTGCTATTGCAGCAGCAAAAGACTGGGTAAATAAAGGTGGGTACATGGGCAGTAAAGTTACCATAGCTCCCGAGAATGTGATGCATACATATGATGCGATCACACACATGATTAAACTTGGATATAACGAGATTAATGCGAATTGTGTCTACGAAGAAGGATGGCAGATGATCCATGCAACGGTTTTTTATGACCAGCTGAAGAAGCTTGCAGACTATATCTTGGAACACAATCTTGATATGGAGAATGATTATTACATTTCACTGTTCGAGGAAAATTTCTTTCACCCGAAGCAGCCTGACGACCTGGAAAACTGGTGCGGTGGCAATGGCGTAATGCTTGCTGTTGATCCAGATGGAATTATCTATCCATGTCTGAGATATATGGAAAGCTCTCTGGCGGGGCAGCAGGAACCATATAGTATAGGAGATGTGGATACAGGAATCTGCCAGACGGAATGCGACAGATGCCGCGTAGAATGCTTGAAGAAAATTGACAGGAGAACACAGAGCACAGACGAGTGCTTTAACTGTCCTGTCGCAGAAGGCTGTAGTTGGTGTACTGCATACAACTATCAGGTGTTCGGTACACCGGATGCAAGAGCAACTTATATTTGCGATATGCACAAAGCACGTGCGCTGGGAAATATTTATTTCTGGAATCACTATTATGAGAAAAATAATATCGACAAGCATATGGAGAATCATGTACCGGAAGAATGGGCACTTAACATTATCAGCAAACATGAATGGGATATGCTGTGCAGTTTATAACGATTTTCGATATTAAATAACAAAAAGCGATAATATCGGAAAAATGTGGTAAAAAAGAGAGGTGTTTTAAATGATAAAACAAGAAGTTATCTTTAATGTCAAAAACCTCAAGATTTCAAAAACGGAGAATATTTTCGCAACAGAAGGCATCAAAAATGTGTTTACGGCAGTATTTCAGTTTCATTCTACGGATTGGGATGGGCTGGCAAAAACAGCTGTGTTTGAAAACGCAGAAGGAACGAAAGAGCCAAAGCTGTTAGAAGAAGACAGATGTGATATCCCGGATAGCTTTTTTAAGACTTCCGGGGTTTGCTATGTTTCTGTAATGGCAGGAGACTTCATGGTGACAAATAAAGTTGCCATTATCGTAGTCAATGCCGGCTATACTTCTGGTGATACCGTAGCGGAAGCTAAGAACTACTTTGAACAGATTCTCAGATATTTTGACGCAACAAATATGAATGTCCAGAAATACGGAAAGCTGGCTGAGAGATTCGCTGTCGGATTGGCAGAAGATCCGGAGAGTCTTATGGATAACGCAAAATATTATGCACATCAGGCAGAACAGGCGGTAATGGGAATCCCTGGACAGGTGGAAGATGCGAAGAATGATATCGATGCTTATGTAAAAGAAAAGGAAGCTGATCTGAAAGGCGAGGATGGAAATGTGTGCTTTGTCGAGTTTCGCATTCAGCCTCCTTGTCTTCTTATGCGGAATAATCCAGAAGAAACGGATATAGAGTTTAGACTTAACGGCTCTAAGCTCGAATACAAATGGAGGGATAGAGGTTAATGGCAAATAAAACAACAGGAAGTGGCCAGTGGACTAACATGGGAAATGTTACGACAAACCCCGATGGAAGCTACTCTGACTCTAAAACATACAACTTCTTAGATATGGTTTCATACGAGGGCGGCTCATATGTATGCCTGGAAAACGGGACGATTGGTGTGCGCCCATCTCCTGGCGAAAGTACAGACAGATGGTTCTGTTCTTCAGTACCGGGAGAAGCAACTCCAGATTTCAAAAACTTAGTGACAGAAACTAAAGAAGCGGCCAGGACAGCAAAAGAAAAAGCATCTGAGGCGGAGACAAGTGCAAAGGCTTCAGAAATAAGTGCACAGGCGGCTTCGAACTCAGCCGGAGCAGCAGCAACTTCGGCCAGAGATGCGGAGAATGCAAAAGATGTTGTTGCCGGATACAAAAATGCGGCTGAAAAGGCTGCATCATCCGCTGCGACATCTGAGAAAAATGTAAATGATAAAATTGCTGGACTGGACAATACGTTTTCTGAAAAGACAACGAGTGCAATAGAAACCATAAACAAATCCGTAGATACAAAAGCGGAGGAGATAAAAAATGAAATAACTGCAACAAAAAATTCTATGGTGGATGCGTCTCAGAAAGCTATAAACGACACAATCGATGCGAGAAAAACTGAGATCAATAATACAGGTGCATCTGAAATTAAAAATGTACAGGCTGAATCAGCAACACAGACGCAGGGGATTAAAAGCGTAGCAGCTGAGCAGCTGGCAGCTATTAATGCAGCTGGTGGCACTTTAGAGAGTGCAATTGAGCGCTACTATGCTATGCGCCGTACTAGAGAAATTTATACGGTAGAAGACCTTGATCCGGATGTTACACAGGCCTGCACGGTAAATCGTTTAGATGCTCTGTCTGGTCTTACCTGCACACCGTCCACAAATACGACAGCTGGAGAAGACCAAATTGGAACTCTCGAAGCATTCCGCCCGATTGAAGTGAACTGGATCCTCGATGATGATGGAAACCAGAAAATTACTGCAATTGAAGGAATGCCGGGATATAAGACGACAGGAAAAGTCAATCGTGGAATCATGAACATGGGACTTTATTACAAAAAAGAGCGAAATGCAGAAGACAATGGCTGGCTGCATCATTGGTCCATGCTTCCTCGAAAAGAAGAAGGATATGTTCCGATGAAAGAATGTGTTCGTTCAGACAATACGGTGCAGGGATGGATGCTCCATCCTAAAGGAGCGGCAGTGGATATTGATGGTGTTCCATATGTAACCAACGGAAAACCCGTCAGAAACAAACCTTCGTATGCAAATTTTGCATATGCACGAAAGCAGGGTCCGGCATACTGCTTTGAAACAGATGTTGATGCCGCATGGGTTCTGGCGTTGACAATGATTAAGTACGGAACAAAGGACCTGCAGGCATATATGAGAGGATGCACAGCTTACACTGCTCAGTACAATGTCGCAGTTGCTGAAGAAAATACAAAGAGAGTAATTCTCACAAAAGATCAGGCGAATTATTTTGTTGTTGGTTCGTCGGTCAGCATTGGAAATCCAGGTTCGAACACTAACTTCGATAGGGGCTATAATTATATGCACAATATCGTTGATAGTGCAAAAATTACAGCTATTGAAAAAGTAGACGATACATATAGCGCTTTAGTTTTGGATGTGTCTGCTTCATTTACAACTGCAACTACTTATAAAGTAAGTACAATGCATTGGGAGACAGGATCCACTGATTCCGTACAAGGCTATGATGGAAGTCCTGTATCCAACACAGATGGAAAGAATATCTGCAAGATTAATGGCATCGAGATTCTTCCAGGTGGATATTCTGTGTCCGGAAACTCTATGCATATTGTTTCAACAGATGCAGATGGCAATACAGTCGATAAGTATTACCGAACCAATAATGCTAAGTTACTGACGACCAATTTAGATACGATCATAAGTACCTATGAAGAAGTGGGCATCTTACCGGAAGCATACGATGCATGGAAGTATGTAAAAGGACAGCTTGTGGACTTTGGTAAAGGGACAATGATTCCGACTGAATGGGGAGGAGGCGATAAGGCTTGGTGGGCTGATGCCTGGTATTGCGGTGGAAAACCTGCAGCTGGAACAAGAACAGGCCGGGAGCTCCTCCGGCGTGGCCTTCTGGGCAGTGGTGGCGTCGCTGGCCCGTCGTGCGTGAGTGGCAACAATGGCCTGGCGGATGCCTGGTGGAGCATCCTCGCGACCCTTTCTCCTAATGCCGTACGGGGTGAATGGCAGGCAGCAGCCTGACAGAGGGGCTGTCCCCTCCAATGGCTACAAATGATTTTAAAGTAACTATGAAATAGAATATTTTTAAGGACTTATGAGGTCCGGGAGCTCCTCCGGCGTGGCAATCTGAACAATGGTGGCATCGCTGGCCCGTCGTGCGTGAATGGCAACAATGGCCTGACGAATGCCTGGTGGAACATCCTCGCGACAATTTCTGTGTATAAAAAATTTGATACTCGACCTCATAAGCCGGCTGAAGAAGCCTATACTTGGGAATACCCGAAATACGTGATAAAAGGCCATTCCTTTCTCATGAAGTAGATTGACATCTGCAGAGTGGGAAGGGGAGACTGGCAGGTGCGCTGTCAGCCGGGACTAGTAGACAACCGAAAGTCCCTGAATCACACAGAAAGGAAAATGCCTTTATGAAGAAATGCTGCAAGAATGTAAATATTTTAGCAGATGATTTTATTGAAGATTCAATTAATGAAGCACTTGACGAAAAATGGAAACGGTCAGATGTGGCAAAGTATCTGCATGGTCGCACAAGCTCAATGAGTTTGCAGGCTATGAAACGATTGCTTCGGGACACAGACGAAAGAGATCTCATGGTATCTGGTCTGGTCCATACAGTTGCAGAAAGTCTCAGATATGAAATCCAGAACAGAGAGTTGAAAGTAGAACCTATTCAGTATGGTTGGCGGCGAGATGGAATAAACGGAAAGCTTCGAGAAATCGGAGTGGAGAGTGTAAAACAGCTTATTCTTGACGAAATAGCCAGCGAAGGACTGGATGAACTCTGGAGAAGAAAACTGGGCTATCATCAATATGCAAGTATCAAAGGAAAAGGACAGCTCGGAGGCAAAAGAGCAATAGAGCATCAGATCAGAAAGAAATATGCTCAATCTCGGTATGCCTGGAAGGGCGATGTAAGGAAATGCTATCCATCGGTTGATACCCGTAAATTGAAACGTATGTTGGAACATGATGTGAAGAACGAAGTCCTTCTGTATCTTGTGTTCTTTCTGATAGGGACATACAAACAGGGGCTTAATATCGGCTCCGGTTTATCACAGTTTCTGTGCAATTATTACCTGTCTAAAGCCTATGTGTATGTACTTAGCCTACATAAGACCAGAAAACACCGTGATGGAGCTACCGAAAGCAAAAGACTTGTATATTTTTGTATCATGTATATGGATGATATTTTGCTCATAGGAGCCCGGGAAGCTGATGTTAAGAGGGCAGCTCGGGCGTTAGAAAAGTACCTGTTGAAAGAGTACGGACTCACAATAAAACCGGATGCAGACCTATTCCCGATTGATTATCGTATTAAAACAGGAAAAAAATACGATAGTTACAGAGAAAAGGATAAGGCAGAAAGGCGCGGTAAGCCAATAGACATGATGGGCTATGTAATTTATAGGGAACACACAGAAATCCGTAGCAAGATCTTTCTACGGGCAAGGAAAGCGTATTCTGTTGCTTGGTACTGTATGAAAAATAAAATGGAAATCCCGTTACAGACCGCTTATAAATGTACAAGTTATTATGGATGGTTCAAACATACCGATTCTAAATACGCCAAGGGAAAATATAACATTGATGCTGTTTGCACAGCTGCAAAAAGGAGGATCAGCAAACATGCAAAAAGCGAAATATATGGAACGTCAGCCAGAAGTGCGCTGGCAGCCTGTCAATAATGGCATGGTAGATGTCACGCTGTGCCTGAATGAGCAGAAAGTGACAATTGAACAGGGACAGATGGAAGACTCTGCAAAGCAGATGATGTATGAATATGATTATCACCAGTTCAGGGAGTCTGCAGATAAGATCAACGAAGAAACGGTAAGGGCATCTCCTGCGAAATATATGTCCTATGTTCCGGAAGTTGAAAAGAGCTTGGAAGAGAAATTAGAGGAACTGCAGGCTTCGAACGAAATGCTTACAAGTTGCGTTCTTGAGATGTCAGAACTGGTATATCAGTAATGATGAAACTGTTGAACAACCTTATTATATTATTACAGAATGATGGAGGAAAAGAAATGATTGCAATGTTATGGGCACAGCAGATTATGCTTGGAAAGAAAACTTATGCAGAGGTACCGAGACTTCTGAAAGCAAAGGTAAAAGAAATCCTGGAAGATTCCGGAATGGGAGAACTGGCAAAAGAAGAATGACGAAACTGCAGATAATAAGTAAACAATGGTCATTGATTTATGATCTTCTGCTTTTCAATAAGGGCGAGAGTGAGAGGACTCTGGAAGATATTGAACAGGATATGGACATGTTGGAGTTTCATTGCAGGAAATATGCCGGAGCAGATGATGAAGAATTGATGATGTAAAAAGGGCCACAACAGGCTCTTTTTTTAATGGAGGTAAAACTATGTGTAGCCAAAGAAGCCCGCCGTAAGAGCAATATAGAAGTTTTAGAAATTAAATACGGAGGTATTGAAATGACGTTAAAAGAGATTTTGGAAGCTGGTGGGGGAATCCTTTTTGTTGTTCTTACATTAGTACAGGTAGCGCCAATCAAGGTAAATCCTTGGACAGCATTGGGACGATCAATTGGTCGCGTACTGAACAAAGAAGTCATGGACAAAATCGAGGAGGGAAACGCTAAGAATGCACGTTACAGAATTATTCGATTTAATGATGAGGTTAAGCATGATGTAAAACATACAGAGGAACATTTTGACCAGATTATTGAAGATATTGATACTTATGAAAATTATTGTAGCGATCATCCTCACTTTCCAAATGGAAAAGCAGTTCATTCGATTTCGAATATCAAGAAGATTTATGATAAATGTAGTGACGAACATTCTTTTCTGTAAACACTGGAGGCGGCAGGTCAAATGAAAAAAAGATTAAAAAAGATAGTTACGACTGTAAAAAAAGTTGGAACTTTGAATCTAGTGCTGATTTTGGTCGGCGTCTTTTTTGTTTGGTTCAACTGGCAGATGATTCTTGTGTTCCGGGAATGCGGAAGTATGCCGGAAACATATGCCTGCGCAGTTGTGGCGGCAACCATTGGAGAGTGTGGCATATGCGGCTGGATCCGGACAAACAAAGACAAACAGCAGGATCGGAAATGGCAGAAACAGGATGAAAAAGAAGGACGAGAACAAAATGATTCCGACATGAATGTCGGGAACATAGATGAGGAGGATAATTTATGACATTAGAATATTTTTTACTGTTACTTATGATTGTATCAATCTTTACCGGCTTAGTGACTGAAGGTATTAAGAAGTTGCTTGAAGAGTCAAAAAAAACCTACAAGGCAAATTTCCTTGCAGGAGGGGTGGCTGTAGCTTTATCTCTGCTTGTTGGAGTTGGGTACATTATTTTGATGGAGGCGCAGATTAATAGCAAGATGGCAGTATACCTTATTGCACTGATCCTGCTTTCATGGCTGTCTGCAATGGTTGGATATGATAAAGTCATTCAGTCACTTGGACAGATCAAACTCCCGAATAAGAACGAGTAGTTAGGAGCCTGTTTTAAGGCTCCTTTTTGCGAGGTGGACTTATGGATAAGCAAAATATAACTGTATTGAGAAAAATACTGTACGCAGTGGAATCTGGAGATCAGGTATATGGTAAGCAGGATTATTCCTGCTTTGCTGGGGTCGGAGCGAACTGTAGCAATGAAAAAGCTATTACGATCGGTGCGGGCCAGTGGTACGCAGGAGAAGCAAAAGAACTGTTATACCGGATTCAGAGAGCAAACCCGAAGTTATTCAAAGACATGGATAATGCAGGTATGGAAAAAGACCTGCTGATGAAGAGCTGGGATACATACGCCGTAACAGCAGAATCTGCGAAAGGAAAATGTATCGTAGACATTATCAGCACTGACCTGGGGAAGAAATGCCAGGATCAGTACATGGAAGACCAGATACAAGCGTATATTCCGATCATTGAAAAAGCATATGGAACCATGGAAGATTCTGCCATGATGGAATGCATCAATATCCTACATCAAGGTGGCTTTGATGCATTGAAAAGAATCTTGTCTAAAACTCCAGAACCATATACTGCAGACAAGATTTATGTAACACTGTGCCGGGATCCGGCAGACCCGACGCCGAACCAGGTAGGGGATTATACAGACAGGCAGAAAGCTGTCATAAACATGATTCACACATATGCTGATAACACAGAGAAAGAAGGTATTGCAATGACTAAGACAGAAAAAGCAATAAGACAGATGGAGACATGGGCGAAAGATGATTCTCATGGCTACGATCAGGACTACCGCTGGGGAGAAAAGGGAGATTACGATTGTTCATCTGCTGTGATTCAGGCGTGGCAGAACGCCGGAGTTCCGGTTAAGTCTGGTGGCGCTACATACACAGGAGATATGAAGAACGTATTCTTGAAAAATGGATTTGTAGATGTAACGAGCAAAGTTAACGTAGCAACCGGATCTGGTTTGCTCAGAGGAGATGTGCTACTGAATGAAGCACATCATGTAGCCATGTATTGTGGAAATGGCAAAGAGGTAGAAGCCTCAATTAACGAGAAAGGTACCGCTCATGGAGGTAAACCGGGAGATCAGACTGGCAAGGAGTTTTTGATCCGGAGCTATCGGAATTATCCTTGGAATTGTGTGCTCAGGTATAGAGGGAATATTTTCTCCGCTTCTGACACAGAGAAGAAACAGAACACAGTAGCCTATGTAGCCAGATTCACAAAGGATTGCAAGTGCTATAGTGCAGCTGGCAAAACTCAAGCTAAAATGTTCCCAGTGATTAAAAAGAATGCGGTTGTAGATGTGATGAAATACACCGAAACCGTAAATGGTAAAAAGTGGTATTTTATCCGGATTCCACATCCGACAGAAGGATTTGTAAGAGAATTTGTTCCGGCCGGATATTTCAAGAAGTTGATTTAAAATAGACGGCGCCTTCTAAAATCACATTAAAATATATCACATCAAAAGGAACTCTATAAAGACGGAGTTCCTTTTGAATAAACCGCTAATTATATTTTATAATATTATTCCTCCCCTATCTTTTCTTCATATTTTTTTATGAGCCATTCCGGGACCGGTTCGTCTCCGTCGTCACCCCTGTATTTGATCGGGTCAATATTGTTTGTGAAACACCACTCCCAGCTGTTATAATCGTCGCCGTCTTTTGATACGATGTAGAATATATCATATTCGCCATCTACAAATGCTATCGTATCTGTTGCATTCATTGTGTACAGCATGATATACATGTTTCTCCTGTATGCGTACGCCATTTCTAGCGGCGAATCTTCACCGCCCAGAAATTCCATGAACATTTCAACGTCGGAAGATTCTTTCGACAATTTGTTATAATAATCGTAGACTTTTTCATCCCATCCGTCCGGGAAAAGTTTACGTTCTTTTATTTTCTCGTTATCTTCTTTAGCCATTTTGTAAATGGCTTCAAGCTTCACTCTTTTAATCATTTCTTACCTCCTCTTGTTCCATTTCGAGCCAAATTTCACACTGCTCGCCGTCTTCCTCGTAGCTGACAACTTCGCCAGCTTCCAGGCGTTCTCGCCAGTTCTCCGGGTAGTTTTCCGGGATGTAAATACAGTTTCCCGGAAAGAGCTGGCTGTTGCGTTTCTCGTTGACTAAATATTCCATTTTTTCCTCCTTGACTTGTAAGTTTTCAGCAGTTTTATTTTGAATCTTCTAAGACAGCTCGCTCTAACAGCTGTCTCACATAATCCGGACATTTGCTTTTTCCGGATTCCCAGTTCTCGAGCGTTCTAATCGGTATGTTGTACCTCCTTGAGAATTCTGCTCGAGATACTTTTAGTCGTTCACGCATTTCTGATATAGTCATAAATTCTCCTAATATTCGAAATATTCGCCGCTGAATTTATCACGACGATATCTTCGTGCCATAGATTTTACACTGTAATTATAATCCATTAATTCACCATGTTTATCGTAAACTGGTTCTTTGTTGACGGTTTCTCCGTAAAATTCAATGTATTCTCCATCTCCAGAGATAGAGATGTTATCATAAATTCCGAAATTTCTTTCTGGAGTAAATGTATATTTGGCAAGCATCTCCAAAATTTCTTTTGTTATAGGTTCTAAATGCATATTTTCCATAATCAATCTCCTATCTGTTCTGAAATTTTTCAATGACATCTGTTACTTTTTTGTATCGGTCTGTAATAACATATGTGCCATTAATGTTGTCATAGTAACCAAGAGCATGTTCAGCTCTCAGTTTAGAATTCCTATATTCTCTCAAAGAGATATAGGTTCTATCCTTGCCCGCTTTTGCCCAGTTGTTGCAATTCCATTTCTGATACCATCCGTTACCCTGATCGCCATCGGGGTAAACTGTATCAAGCATTTTCTCAAGCTCTTTCCAAGGGATTTTATACCCTTTCTGATTGTCAAAAACTTCTAATACATAATTTGCCATTGTTTTCGCTTCCTCCCATGCTTTCTTAAGACCGGAGGAAATAGTTAATGCTGACTTTTTAACCAGTTCCCATGCCCTTTTCATGATTTTTGATAAGTTGTATTTCTTCATTTCTGTTTCCTCCGTTCCTTTGATGATTATATAATACCACCAATTTGGTGGTATGTCAATAATAATTCCTTCCATATATTACCGCTATTTTTTCTACATCTGGTGTGATAGGATAAACGAGCTTCACACAGTTAAATTTCTGGCGTAAATTCGATAGGATATAGCAGAAAACGATATAATCTAACAAATTCCGTCATGTATTACCATAAAGTGGTAATTTATAACGGAGGAGCAATGGCATGATTAAAATTTTACTGTCGAAAAAGCTGGGAGAGTTAAGACTTACTCAAGCAGATCTGGCGAGGGCAACTGGAATCAGACCCAATACCATCAATGAGTTGTACCACGAGCTTACAGAAAGGGTCAGCCTTGAACACCTTGATTTAATTTGTGAAGCATTAAATTGTGAGCTGGACGAATTGATTATAAGGGTACCAAACAAGGAAACATCTATAACCCATACACGCCAGGGAACCCAGAAATCTAGCGACACAAAGTAGATTGCTGCAACAATCTACAAAAAAGAGAGGGAATTCCCTCTCTTTTTGCCATAAAGTTTTATGCTGCATTAAGATTTTCTGCATTTTTTCGAAGCTGCTTCATCATATGAAATCTGCAAGTCTTAAATTCATCTCCATAAAGTCCTAGACGGTCTGTCAAAATATTATACATTAAAGTGACTTTTTTCTTTGCAGTATATCCTGCCATTGATCGAAATACTATCTTATCAGAAGATTCAATAGACCATGCTGAAAGAGCGAGAACAAACTGAATGTAGGCTTTGATTTTTCCGGCATGAAGAGTGCTATTAAAAAGTCTGAATTCGACTGTGCCTTTCTGGAAGAAGCTGTGAAGATTCAGGGCGTGGTATCTTGTTGAATTGTAATGACTATGGTCAATACCACCATGATACTGATCGTTCGCACTGCTGTACCAGATTTCTTCAACTTTTCTTGTATCAAGATCCTTTTCTTTTTTCATTGTATCCAGTAAATCCTTACATACCGGCCTGCACCATCTGTCTTTTCTGTTTCCCACTGCAAGAGCATCATAGATAATTTCTTGTCTGCTGAAAAAGAAATTTACCAATCTTCTGAGAGAAGTGGCTGTATGGTTTGCGCCATCAACATGAATATGTATTCCGCAACTGCTATGAGGAACCCCGCCGAGTTCTTTAAATTTACGGATTATTGTCTGAAGTGTTTCAATATCTTCATAATTAAGAGGTGGTGTTACAAATTCAACTCTATATTCATCCATCAATTCACGTCCCGCTTTTCTAACTGGACAAATACTTGAATCTCTCATTACTTTCCAAATTCTTCTTTTGCTATCTCGAATCGTATAAGTACGATAGCAAGTGCGATCAGGTCCGGTAGCATGACTTCCGAGGATTTCTGCAACAGCCTCAGCGGCCATGGTTCTTGTTATTCCTGTAAATTCTACCTCGACTCCAAATTTCTGTTTCTTTAAAAGTTCTGACATATTATTTTCCTCCTATTATCTTTCAAACCTCGCACCGTCTATGCGAATGTTTGTTCTGCTGTTTATGTTTGTATATTACCATATGTACCGCACATGTCAATAGTTTATTGAAGAAAATCTCTAAAAAATTGAAGAAAAACATTGACGTAATAGAGAAAATGAGATATAATAATAACATAAAGAACAGGAGGTGATAAGATGAATCAAAATCGAAAGAAGCCAAAAAAAGAAAGCGGTCATGAAGAGCTGCTCGCAAAATTAGTCTTCATAACCGCAATCTTGAATTTGATTCAAGCCATTGTAGACTTGATCAAAACATTCAGTTAGGAAACGGGGAGGCCAGAGCTCCCCTGAATCCAACTTTAATATACAGTACACAATAACACATGTCAAATGAAATGGAGGTCTATATGATAAATATTATTTTAGATATTACTAAGATCGTTGTTTCCGTAGGAATTCTCATATGCTTGTATAAGATGTATAAAGAAAAGAGGGGAGATTGACGATGATATCTTATAATCCACTTTGGCACACGCTTCTTGATAAAGGGATGAATAAAGGCGATTTAAAGGATGCAACTGGACTCAGCTACGGAACTATGGCAAGCATGGGGAAAAATGAACCAGTTAACTTGAAACAGATAGATCGAATCTGCAAAGCTCTTCATTGCAAGATAGAGGATGTTATAGAATATAAGGAAGATTAAATGCTTCCTTATATATATTTAACAAATGTTAGATTCTGGTTACCTGCCATTAACATGCGGGATGCTATGATTATCATATAATGTCACCCAAATAATTATATCAATCAATTATCTGGTTATGAGCAAGTAGCGAAGAGGATGCTTTTATCTGCCTGATAAAAGCATAGTAAAAATATAAAAAAGAGCTGAGAAGTCCTTGACTGGATTTTTCAGCTCTTTTGAAGTATTGATGTGATTTTGGATGAATGAAGGCTCCATTTATTCGGCGTCCGAATTATCAGTATCATAGGATTCGTCGTATGTCTCTGCGTCTGTGTCATCTGAAGCTGAACTGTTCATATCAACGATATCGCTATCTGAAGCAGCTGTATCTGCAGAACTGCTCTGGGAGTCATTATTACTGTTATATTTTGCAGTAAAAGTACTGCCTTCTGCAGTAGAAATCCAGGAACTCCGCTCATTGATTTTTCCAAGGATTCTTGTTGCCTCATCACCTTCTGCCGGAGTTGGCTGATAATTATTATATCCATCATAGGCAGCAGAAGAAATGGAGCAGGGAATGATATTGGTCACGTTGTCTTTTTTTACCCCATCGGCATCAATAGTAAAGGTCTGCTGGTAGATCATGGTGTCCATATCACTTGGAGAACTGTTGCCGCCGAAGCAGAAGTTTCCGAGGCTGTATACAATATTTCTGCCTTTATAAGTTTCAATGCCCTGAAGTACATGCGGATGATGTCCGCATACAAGATCAGCGCCTTCATCGATCGCGATGCGTCCAAGTGTTGTCTGGTTGCTGTCCGGAACGGTTTCCGTTTCATTACCCCAGTGGAAGATCACAACGATCAGCTGTGCCCCGTCTGCCTTTACTTTTGCAATATTGTCTTTTAACTGCTGCTCGCGTTCAAGATGGTCATACAGTTCATAGATACCGACTAATCCCACTTTAATTCCCTTTACATCCATAACAGCAGTTTCATCATATCCGAAATGCACAATCCCTGCGTCGTCCAATGCTGCCAGAGTATCATTGAAACTCTGCTCACCATAATCATGACTGTGATTGTTAGCGGTATTTACGGCTTCTACAGATCCACTTGTCAGAATAGAGGCATAGGATGCAGGTGCTTTAAACGCAAATGTTTTATCCTCCCGTTCATCAGAATCGGTGAGTGTTCCCTCAAAATTCGCAATAGTCAGATCATCTGTGGAGAAAATATCTTTTACATTCTGCAGGAAATAATCTGCACCGTAATTTTCATAATAAGCATTTAAGCTGGTATCATAATCAAAAGTTTCATCTGTGCCAAGAGTGCAGTCACCGACAACGCTGAGTGTCAGAGAAACAGGAGAAGATACTGTAGCATTGGAGGAATCCGTGTTCTGAGAATCTGAGGATGCTTTCTGGCTGTTGTCCTTAGAAGCGTTCATGGAAACAGTTTTTTTGGCTGCTGCCTGTCTGGAACTCATATAGTTGCTGCATCCGCGGATACCTGCCAGAATAAGTATAAAAACCAGAACAAAGATACCGATACCTGTTGCAATCAGCAATTTTTGCCTTTTTTCCTGATAGTATTTTGATTTTTTGTAGATGTCTTTCCTGCGTGCAGAAGAAGATTTCGTCTGGCTTCGCTTGTTGGATTGTAGGCTCAT